CAAAACCTAGTAATACAAAATCAATAGTACCAGTTCTTGTTTTAGCACCACTTCCTAGTTCTAAATCTTCTCTGTTTTCTTCAGATGTTTGTACTATTACTGCTGGATATTGTGCTTGTGATAATTCTTCTAATTCAAATGGTTGCCTTGTGCATAATTTTACATCAGGGCTGCTTATTGCATCTACAACTGTTTTTATATTACTTGCTATGTTTTCTCTTACACTCATATTCTCAATCTTTTTATTGCTGATGCAATATCTCTGTTAAATGATTTACTTATAATCTTTTCTGTTCTGTTATTAAAGCCAAAAAATTCTCTATTTGGCTCATTTAAAACTTGATTAAATAAAGCTCTTTGTCTCATTTGTGCATTAGAAAAAGAAATAGATACTACATTTTTACTTTTTTTTTTAACTGATTTTTTATTAGGTGTTAAAGCTCCCATCATTCTACCAGAATAAAATAAATCTACGCCTGTTGGTTTTCCCTCTTTTTCTAATTGTTTTATATAACCCTCTGAATAAGGTGCAAAAGGTCTGCGTCTAAAATCCTGTCCTTTTTGTGTAAGTTCTCTAATAATAGTAACTAAATGAAATCCTGACTTCATTAATGCTTGGTCAATGATTCGTGGAAATCTACTTTGTAGCTTTTTAAGATTTTTGGTAACTATTTTTAAATTAGATTGTACTGTAACATTTACTGCCATTATTTCTCATTTGTTGGTGCAGGACTACATCTACAATCATCACAAGTACAAACTCCGTAGTCGTCTGCGTGTAACTCATCCTTGCAATGACAAGTGCAACCACACTTTTTACAAGTTTTCATTATCTTGTTAATCTTCTATATCCATGTAGAGGTTCTCTTTCACTAGCAGTTACTGTTCCACCAGAATCGCTATCGTACTCTACTCCATCTTGTAATATAGTTTGAAACTCTTTGACAAAAGCTGAATTGTAAAACTCAATCATTCTTTCAAAACGATCTTTGTCAGCTTCAGGTCTAAATTTAGTTAATGATGGTAAAAAATATCTTGATAAAAATAAATATACACCAGCTCTTTTAAACTGATCTAAATTAACTTTTGTATTAACCATTTCAGCAGTATTTAAAACAGTTATATCTGTATAGATATTGCTTTTGTAAGTTGGAAACCACTCAATCCTTAACTGTCTAAAAATATCGTCTGTAGTTTGAGTAATATAGTGTGAAACTTTAGAGTCGCCTGACCCAACACCAAAATTAAAAGCATCTGGTTGATATTTTGCTATTTCTCCAGCATCACAAACATTTGCACCTGTAAAGTTTGCCATATTATACTACCAGTAAGATAACTATAACAATAACAAGTCCTATAACGATTGGTCTTGGATGATCGTCAATAAAAAAACCTATTTTATCAAATTTGTCCATCTTACTTTTTTCCTTTTTTCTTTTTACCTGGTTTAAGTTTTACAACATTTTTAGCTTTATCAATTACTTTGTCATTAACTTTCTTTACTTCTTTTACCTTATCAGAAACTAATTTAAAACCTCTCATTTTGAATTGATTTATATTAGCTTCGTATTGTTCTTTTGATCTTGTTATTATCTTTTTTCCATTTGTTAATTTTATATCCATAATTTCTCCTTTTAAATATCAGGGCGATTTCTCGCCCTGATAAAAGTATTATTATTGTAGTGATGAATCTACGTTCATTTCAACACCATAAGTATCGTGTAACTCACCGACACCATATACTGATGTTGCCACAATTTCATCTGCTCTTAGAGAAGCATCTCTTTGAGTTTCGATTTTCAAGTCTTGCATCATCGCTAGACCTAAAGCATCTTTATGAAATACAGCACCTTTGTAGTCGCCAGTAGTTCCAGGATTATTACCAGAACTGTCAGCTAGATTTGAAGTTTCAAATATATTAACTCCAGCTACTTTACCAACAAAGCCATTTCTTAATGCTTCATTTGATAATTCAGTATCTAAACCCGCAAACGTATTTGTTAAATTACTTTTTAAGTCATACGCATTTAAAGGGTGAAATACTCCTGATATTTCAGATGTTGGAACTCCAGATTTTCTTAATACTGCTACTGCATTAAATACATTAGCCGCACTTAGTACTGCTGTTCCGTCGCCAACTTCTTGTGAAAAGCCATCAAATAGTGCAGTTAAATCTACATCTATTTTTTTAGCAATAGCTTCCCCAAACAATCTTCCAATGTCTGCCGCAACATTTCTCGGAGAAGCATTTCTGCCTAAATCCGTTAATGTTGTCATTATACCATTTTCAGATGCAGTTATTGTAACTGAACTTGGATTGATTGCTGTGTTAGATAAATCAGATGCTTCCGATACCGCCGCCGCAGAAACTGCCGCATAGATAGGAACTTCAACTGACTTTCCACCACCGCTAATAGCATAGTTTTTTACAAGTGGTCTCATTACTGATCTTTCACTTGCTACGAACAATGCTTCAGCTACTATCTCTGTGTATAGTTCCGATAGTGTAGAACTTGTGCTTTCGTTTGCCATTGTTATTTTTCCTTATTATTTATTTGTTAAATTAATTTGAGTAGGTTTTGAATCTCGTTCTTTGCGATACTCTGCATATTTAGCACGATCATCTGGCTTACTCATATCTAAATCCTGAATATTGAAAGGTTTTACAGTTTTACCCTCGACAGAACTCTGGCTTCCTGTGCCAGATTTACCACTTACGGAAAAGTGTGGATTCGCCTGTAAGAACTCCTTAACTTTTTCTTCAATCGTTAAGAGGTTTCCTTTTTCGTTATAACGAATATTTGAATTATTATCAAGTATTTCTACTCTACCATCGTCATTTAATTTAACTGTGTCTTTCAGTAAAGAAACCACTTGACTTGGGTTGATAGCATTATTTTTAGATGCAACAGACATAATAGAATTATCAATTCTTTCTTTTTTGATTTCGTTCTTAAATTTAAGAATTTCTGTATCTTTTTCAGCAATTCTTTGTTGCATAAGTTTTTCAAGCTCTGCTTTTGATTTAGCTTCTTTGACTAACTTTTCTTTAGCAGCATCTTCTTCTTGTTTCTTTGCATCATCTAACATTCTTTGATGTTTCTTTTGCTCTGCATCTAATCTTGATTTAATAATGTTATCAAGTTGAGCTTGGGTAAAAGTCATTTCTTTAGCTTTTTCAACTTCTACTTTAGGTTCTTCTTTTGGTGTTTCTTGTGTTGCAGGTGCAACAGTTTTTTGTTCTTCGGACATTGTTCACTCCTTTGTTAAGTTATTAGTTTTCCGCTACTGTCAAACCAATCAGGATTGACATAGCTCCATTGATGACGACAATTATAACCACCACGAACAACCAAAGGATTTCCAGCTTTCTTACCAGTCCAACTTCGACTAGCCCATAGTTTTCTGACTTCATCAATCGTAAAAAGTCCATTTTTTTTACCGATACTTCTACTTACCAAACCTCTGCATATTTGTCTAGTTGTAGGAATGATGTCTCCATAGTACCTAACATAAGTAAGTCCTGCATCATTAGCTTTGTTAAAGTTTAATGTTGCATCAAAGTCTCTTAATGAGTCGTTTAAAAGCTGACCTGCATATCTTTTCATGTTTTCTCCAGCTCTGTCTCTGCCAAATTTAGATTGTAATGTAGCAACTGCTTTCTCTACCTTACGTTGCATACGCTTTTTATTCTTATTGTTTTTAACAAACTTAACTAATCTATTCATTTCTGGGTCTTTAGAACTTGCATAAATACCATTAATAGTTTGTCTTAATTCTTTTTCTAATACAGTAAATTCAGTTCCTAATAATGTGTTTTGATAAACTTTTTCTGACAATCTTCTTGTGAAGGTATTTGATATATCTTTAAACTGTGTAAAGTATTGTTGCTTTAAGTTTTGTACTAAAGCTAAATCGCCTTTTGTAAGTTCTTGAAATTCAGGTGGTATTCTACCTATTCTTTTAAATGCTCTTTCTACTCTTTTAGCTTGTTTGTTAAATCCCTCTCTAACAACTGTATCTGTCCATGCTAAATATTCTCTTTCTAATATTGCTTTAATTTGTGGTCTGATAGCAATAGCAGCTCTTAACTCTATTAGCTTACCATCAGTAAGTGGCAATGATCTACCAGCTAATGAAGTTACATCATCTTCTATCTTATCTAAAACTTTAGTGAGTTGTTCGTAATATTGTGCTTCAGCAAATTCAATCTGCTTGATTCTATAATTGGTCATTTGTTGGGTAATATCTGCCATAATTCGTTCTTTTATTGTTCTACCTTATTATTTTCTTTTTGTCCAACTCACTACATTCTAAAGGACAATAATTAGTACCTTAAAAAATATATAATACTATTATGAATATAACGATAAAAAATATTATTCATAGAAAGGGGGTTAATATGGATAATAGAAATAGAAAAAGTAGACCACATAATTTAAGACTTGTGGGAACTTACAACAAGGAAGATGACTTGTATTATTTTATTCTACAAAAATGGAATAAAGATAATCAAGAATATCAAATAGTTCAGAACATAACAGCTGAACGGTTTGAGTTAAATAAAAGATAGTAAAGTAAGGGGAACGATAGCAAGTTCCCCTTTAAAAATTAAATAGATTCTTCTTCTACTTCTTGGTCTTCTTGCTGTGGTTCATCTTGTGTAAATTCGCCTACTTCTGGTTTTGTATCAATCTCGTCAAAGATAACATTTAGTTTTTCATTATTGTCCACAACAGCTCTTGCAATCTCTTTGTCTATTTCTTTGCCTAATGTTGGCGATCCTACATTAACTGATTTAGCTTGTTGATAGAACATA